AAAGACACTTCCCTGCATGCTCGTAGGCTTGGCCCACATCGCGCTCTTGAATTCATGACGGTTCGCGTCATCAATGCCTAGATAAGCATCCTCGCAAGCCATCCAAACAGCCTCAATGCCCGAGCTTTTACGCGCATCAATATACTCACTACGCTTAGACGTGAAGACGCCGCTCAGAGCTTCCAACTTTTCGATTTGCTCTGCGGAGATAGGTTTCATGTTCACTTTATGGTTATGCCGCGTTAGGCGTGCCGTAATACCTGCGCGCCCATACAGCCACTTGCTCAGCCTGGGCAGCGCTTAGGACGGTAGGGTAATCAATCACGCGGTAGATGTAGCCATCGAACGGGAGGCTCAGCGCACTAGCTGCGTACCGGCCTCCCATCGTCACTGTGTCCATGTTTGCTGGCTGGCCAGTAGAAGAGTTATATGCCGTGCTGCCGCCATCGAAATACAGCGTAACTGCTGTCGCCCCAACAGATGCCGGGTCGAATTCCATCACGGCCACATGCAGTGCTGCCGTGTTAAGGGCATTTGGTGCCTGCGCATCTGCCGTGGTGCCCGCTGCACTGCCACGACGCGCAGCGACATACGTTCCACCAATGCTAACCATGCCCTCGCGGTTCGTCGTGCTGTTTGCAGACCCCTGCGAGCGCTCAAACGCCTGCATGTTGGAGTTGACAGTGATCGGCTCGTACACAATGACAACTGTTCCGCCGTTAGCCTGCGCTGCGGTACCTTGCAAGAATTGAGATACCGTCTTGTCGAACTTAGCAGCAGAGCGGTTGTTGGGCCGCAAAATACGCGTTGGCGAGGTCGTCGTGCTGGCGTTAGCCAAAGTCAACGATCCGCCATCGGATGGCGTCACCGAATTGATATGCGGAGGCGACTGCCCATCAACCGACAGCGAGGCTAGCTTGTCAAAGTCCCACGAGTTGCGGATTGCTGGGGCTCCAGTCAGCACCGGCGCGGCTACACCTTGATCCGCCGCGAAAGCGATCAACGATGCCGTCGATGTCGCCTGCTGCCCTACGCTGTTAGTGATCGTGATTGTCAGAGTGGTGTCGATGATGCCGGATGGCGTCCCGGTAATCAGGCCAGTGGAATCATCGTACGATAACCCGCCAGTCAACCCAGTTACGTTGAGGGTCTTCGCACGGTTGCCGTTGGCGTCAGAAACCAGCACGCCACAGTCTGCCTGCGCATACAGGTCATAGCTGTACGGTACGCCGATTGTCGCAGGCGGCAGGCGATCTACCAGCATGTGCGGGCCGATGTTAATGACCAGACGATATGGGATGCAGGCCGTTCCGGGAACCTTTGTGTATATGACTGGCATGATACGACCGGACTTGTTTTCAGGCGGCGTCTTGTTCGATGTAAAGGCTGGCGTGCCGCTAATAACTCGTGCTGATGCATCATAGGTCATACCAAGCGGTTGATTCCGGTATCCGCCTTGGTAATCTCCGCCAGGCTCATTCGACTCTTGCGCCCATGATTCGATATCATCAGTAACAGCGCTCCCCCATAACGTTGTCGCACTAGGCAATGCGATGTTGATCGCAGCACCATAGTCAACGTTATACGTCTGCGATGCAACCTGCGGCTGATACAGCGTTCCTACGCTCGTCAAGATTGCGAAGTAATCGATGTCCATCACAGCACCAGCAGAGCCGGCAGCTACCCAATCCGCATCTTGGTATGGGTCTGCTGGGAAGTCAGCTACGTGATTGGTAAGCAGAATGTAATGTGGGCGCGAGGTATCTGCTACTTGACCTGCTGGAAGCGAGCGAACATTATTAATCGCACCTGCGCCACCGCCAGATGCGATATTGCTGTAGAAATTGACAGAACCGTCCACAAGAACTTCGATACGGAACAAATAATCTGTACCGCTCACATAACTAGCTTCTTGGGCTGTACCGGAATTGTTGGTGCTGCTGCCGCTGGTCCATGCGTACTTTTCAGGCGCGATTTTCAGACTAGTTGCTTCCCAATCCAGCTCAGTGCTTGTGAAGGAAGTCACCGATTTCATCTGCATCATCCAGAAAGTCGGATGCCAGCCGCGCATATTCACTTGCGACTTCGTAAGCTTCATTTTGCAGTCAATGAAGAACGGGGCCATCACCACATGCGAAGTAGCGGTGTTAATCATGCCAGATGCGTTCGGCGTTGCACTTACAAAAGTGGCTCTTTCCGGCGTAGTCGCAGTACGTGTTTTCAACTGAAGTCGGCCACCAGCGATAGCGATCAGATCGCTAAAAGAAGCCATCGCAACGCCGCGATTGACGTCATTGAAACCAGTATGCCCAGCATCAGCGTCATAACCCTTGAGGGCTAGGCCGCCAGAAGAATTCCCGCGAGGTCCGTTACCTGTCGCAAGGTTCATATATGCGCGCGTGGTCGAATATTTTCCTGCTGGATTACCTGGCGTGATGAAACTGATAGAGTTGAAATCATCGCCAGTTGTGGCGATATAGCTGCGCCCACCGTTGGTGTAAGTGCTACCCAGTGTGTAAGGGCCAATGGTCGGCGGAGGCCCGAGCACGGACTGGTACACACCAGCCACTTTGACATAGGCACCTTGGACCGCAGCATAAACGCTGTTCTTCTTCGCGGACAAGCCTACGATGGCGTTATATGCCCCAGCGTTCTTGGTAAGGATCGGCATGACTTAGGCGGTCTGAATGTAAATGGTGCCGTCAGGGTAGCCGTCGTTATTGGACGGCGCAGCGGAACTTACCACGACAATCAGGCTCTTGCCATTGCCAGGATTCAGCAGTCCGACGACCGCATTGGTGTTTGGGTCAGTCAGCAGGTTTATGTTGGCGACGCGCTGCAATACGTTTGGATTGCTCATGATTTCTCCTTAACCCGCAGTCTGTTCGACGGCAGTAATGGTGAAGGTTCCGGCAGTCGCGCAGAGGATCATGCTTGCGCCGACTGGAAGGAAGATCGGAACTGGGTTGGTACTGTTCTGGGTCAGCAACAGGCCAAGGCCTACGGTCAGCGATTGCGTGTAATAGACGGTGCCAGTCGAGCAGGTCAGCGTGCCAGTACCCATGCGGACCTGTACCGTGCATGCGCTCGATGCTAGAACCTGCGTGGCGTTCTGGCATGCGTAGCTGGGGAAGATGATCGCCGCCTTGCTCGTATCGGTTGCTTGATAGCTGGTGCTGACTGCAAGCGTGCGGTTGCTCGGCTGGCTGAAGTTAAATGGCGATACAGCGGCAGGCGTTGGCACGTTCAGCGCGCCGGTAACGCCGTTGTAGGTCGCTGCGCCGCTGCCGGTAGTAGTCAGAGATACAGCGGGCGGAATCGATGGGAACGTAGCCGCCGTGCCATTGCCGCGCAGATACTCGCCGCTCGTGCCAGTTGGCGTATTGAACTTGCCAGCGAGGCCAGTACCCAGCGCACTAGTGGTTGCATAGTTCGCCAGCGAGACATTGAGCGCGTACACGGACAGGTCAGGCTTGCCACTCAGGTCAGCATAAGCGCCAGAGAAGATGGTAGGCAGGCCCGACAGGTCAAGATACTGACCAGTCATGCCTACAGTAGCAATCGTAGGCTTGTTCAGGATCTGCGCGACGCCGCTCGATGCGTTCCAGTCGGAATTGACCTGTGGGCCGCTGCCCGATGCAGTCAGGACGCCGCTGACAATCGACAACCCCGAGCCGAGTGTTGCGTATGCTGGCAGGTTCGTACTGACGTTGTAGTAGACCAGGCCATCCGTTACAGTCGTCGGGATCACGCGGTTGATCGTGGTGTTGTCGAGCGTGTTGCGCTGCCCGATCACCAGATCGAGCGGACCAGCAAACGCCGACGATGCCGCGAACAGCAGCAGGGCAAAGAGTTTCTTCATTAGATCACCATCCATGTGTTGTTAGCCGTGTACTCAAGCGTCATGCTCGCGCCGGTCAGCAGCGTGCCAGGGCTACCGAGGATAGTCGTTGCGCCATTGATGACTAGGTTGGTGATCGCGTTGCTGGTGACGATGCGTGCCTTGTCGCCAAGCTGCGGCGATGGCGGCATGGTAACGGTCAGGTTAAGCAGCGTACCGGCCGGCGTCAGGTTGACCGTGGAATCAGTCGTGCCGCCCTGCATGGTTACTGTTGCGCCAGTCGTAGGCGATGCGCTGGCAACCTTTGGCGCTGCACGTTCTGCCGCAGCAGCCGCAGCCGCGCTAATGCTCGTGTTCACAATGGTCATCAGCGCACCCGGGCGAAGAATTGGCAGTCAGCAGCGCCAGCAGTCAGCGTAGGCGCGGTAGTCGAGTTGGCAACGTACAAGCCATTCGCAAAGTTCATGCCGTACACTCCGAAGTCAATGCTGAAGTTGGCAGCAGCAGCAACAGAGATGTTGAGCACAGGCGCAACACCATTTGCAGGAGCCGAAGCCGAATCATGCAACTGGATAAACTGCGCGGGGCCGCTGTTGTAACCGCTGATCCCATACAGAATCGTCGGCGAAACACTCACAACCTTACCCGCAGCCAAAGCAGCTTGAGGCACATTGCGCGCCTGAACTCCAACAATCGTATCTGCCATGACTTCCCCATTAAAAAAGCCGCTCAGAGGCGGCTGTGTTTCTATCCTAGGCCCATGCCTCGATCGTGAGGTATGAATACCTGCACGTCAGGGCGTTGCCATTCTTCGTCATTCGTCAACAGTTCAGCGGTTACGCCGAGATAGCGGAAGGCGTCCGAGTTGCTGACTAACATCCCGCCAGCAAAATAACAGTGGTGACGCTCAATCGTCAGATTGAATACCGGCTGTTTTTCTACGTCGAAGCGCCGCAGCTTTACAATTTGCGTGGCAGAACTTTGAACGATTTGGGTAAAACGTCTCGTAGATCTTGCCGCATATAGTGCATTCCTTACTCTTAGCAGAACGATTTTCCCATGTTCTCTTACCGTGCTCAGAATGCCACTTTCGACCTTCTTCGGATGCGTGCCATTCTTTTGCTGCGATTTGAGCCTTATCCAAGGCTTTAGCCGCGCCTTCGCTACCAATCCATGCATGAAGCTTTGTGTTGGTTTTCCATCTCTCTGCATTTCTTGCTCTGCTCTCTGGCAGTCTTCTAGCGATGTCTGATAGAAGCCTTGCTGCTGGCAATACTTCTGTAAGGTTCCGCTCGCTTCTCTGCCAATCGCCCTCAAGGCCATGATGTCGGTGATGCTCAGACTTTGAGAGCAATTCCAAGTTTTCAATTGCGTTATTGCGCTTGTTATGGTCGATATGATGTACGTGATAACCTTCAGGGATTTCTCCATGAACTGACTTCCACACATCTCGATGAAGCGCTCTTGGGGTAACTTTCCACTTGTCATGACAGTAGTAATAGTTTCCCGTAAAGCTGTATATTCTCCCCTCGAATTCGACCACATCTTTTTCCACAATTCACCTCCGTCAATTAATATGAGGTGATTATGGTCTAAATCCTTTGCGAAGACAATACCTTTATCCGTCAGCATCCTGTGATTCGGAGTAACAGTTAATTTCATGCCATTCTGGCATTCAATACTAACCAACTCCATTGCATATCCAGATACGCCGGAATTTATTACTTCCCCATACTGGTTATCTGGCAATTTAACTTCATCGCCTACCAATACCTGTTGAATTGGCACTATGCCACGACGTAGCTCTACCATCTCGCCAGCGGGTAGGCATCCATGACTATATTCATCATGAAGAGGCATTCCGGGTTCACCGGTAGTTTTGTTGATAGCGCGCCGATATCGCTTCAAGCACTCAATCAGTCGAGCGCATTTGATCTTGTCGATGTAGAGCGAGGCGAACAGCATACGTGCCGCCTTAATGCCTGGCTCAATGCCGATCTGAGGCGTTATCTCAACCTTGCGGCCAAATGCCTTCAGAATCTGTTTAGCGCTCTTGCCCGTCTTGTAGTCTTCGTGGTCGCCATCATGGGGCAGATAATCTTTACCCCAGTTATAATTCTTTTTCACAAGCTCCGCAGCGTACCAATCTAGCGTCTTGTGACTGTTTTCGATGTAGTCAATGACCCGAACCTCTGAGCGAATCTTTTGCACAAAGATAATCGTCATTGCATCGTTCCAGCCCAAGTCCCAAATTGTATGGACCTTCAAGCGCGGATCGTATGGCACGTTGCCAATCTGGCCGTTAGACGTTGCCGTAACCACTTCAGAGGCGTAAATAGCACCAGCCAATGCTGCGCGGCACTTGCCCTCCCAAATCTGTCCGTAGTCTTCAGGGTTCGTTGCCTGGCAATGCAAGCGTTCTTCGTCCAGCACTTTAGGGAACCAAGGATTCTCGCTATAGTTGACACGGCGCACGCATGCATTAGGTGGTGGATTCACCACGAAGCGCGTATATGTCTCATCTGTATCAAGCTCAGGGTTGAAGCTTACCCAAATCTCCGAGCCTTCTTTACGGATCGTGGGAATCAATGTATCCCATGACTTCTTACTGATCGATTGTGCTTCTTCGCACCAGCACTTAGTAACTCCCTCGTAAGACTTAATTGACTCAGCCGTTTGCGTAGACAAGCCAGCGAACATAAACAGCGTGCCGTTCTTGCCACGAATCTCAGTATCAAGAATATCGTAGAAGGAACTCAGCCCAAGCGCTTCAATCTGGTCTGACAGCAAGCGGTGGACCGAATCTTTAATCGACTTCTGAACTTCTCGCGTACAAAGAACGCGCTCGGGCTGCTGTGCGCCTTGTATCAGCAGCGCACGGGCAATCGACCATGACTTGCCGCTGCCTCGCCCGCCATATGCAACCTTGAAGCGCCACGGCTCAAAAAGGAACTCAAGGCTTTCGGGGAACTGGGCGTTCATTCTTTAGCTCGCTTGGCACGCATGTAATTGCGCATATATTCACGGCGCTTTTCTTTATCAGAATAAACGCCATGCTTGTTAGCTACCTTTACAAGTGCCTTGTTAGCTACCTTCTTATTCTGGGTCGGCTCGTTAGCTACCAATGCTTCTAGAGCCGATGGAAATTTAATCGCCATTCTGAGGCCGGACAAACGATACGGTAATGCTCTGATCGATTGGCCCCCCGTTTGCACCAGTCAATTCAGTCTTGTCAGTGAACATCTTCAGGTGCTTGCCAAGCAGCTCAGCGCCCCTCAGGACGGCAGTAGAGTCAAACTTGTACTCGCCAGTCTCGTTGCCCTCGCGGTCGCGCACAGGCTCAGCCTGACGGCAGCGCTCAACTGTATCCATGATTGTCTTCAGCACGTAATCTTGGCTCAATTCGGTGCGCTTTGTGCGGTCAGCCATGCGCTGTTGCACATATTGTTGCACCTTAGCATTACTTAGCAGACGCGATGCCCCAGCCTCAGCCGCATTACCTATGGATTTGTACCCGGCTCTCTTGTATGCAGCAGTCGCATTCAGGTCAATAAGGTACTCATCGGCGAACCGTTCTTGCTGCGCTGTGAGTGTCATGGTATTCGCCTACTTAAATGGGTTTCTTGGCCGCAACGAGCGGATTCCACTTGCAATCGCTTCTTCCTCAGCCTTATCAAGCAATGGAGATAGCCGATCTTTCAAGTCTTGAAGCCGCTCGCCTACTGGAATGATTTCATACGTCTCAATCGTGCCGAGCACATGCTTTTCTAGAGGCTCACCGCGATAGCTTGAAAGCTTCATGAACAACAGTGGCGATGGTATCAATGCCGATGGAGTGAGCTTTTCAGAATCAATGACAACACGTAACATCCCACTCCCGCCATTTGCCCTGTCTTCACGCTGAAGAACGCGCAAATTTGCAAGGTGGAATTCCTTGTCGTCGGGGAACAGCACAATTTTCATTTCTTTCGGTTGCATGGTGTTCGCCTACTCTCTTGTGCTTGGTTCAATCTTTGACTCTATGCAGCCCTTGAGCCTCACGTGCTATCCTAATCCGGTCTTGGTATTTCGCCTCAGCTAGATTTTTCAGCTTAACTGCTTGCAAGCGCATGTCTGTGTGCGAAGGAGCACCATCTCCATATGCTCTATCAAAATGCTTTTGAGACTGCGCATAATAAAACCAATGAATGAACTCTTTGTATGGCCCCTTAGCTGGAACCATTAGGCGCGAGAGTTCGACAATTGTTTCGGGATCAGTAAATTCTCTGCTTTCGTACTGCGCTTTGAACTCAAGGATTTTGCTCTCTTCCAACTCACGCCGAGAAAGCGAATAGGGCATGCGGCATTCAGTCCAGCAGTTCAACTCTGCGGAGAACACCATGAAAACATCTTGCTTATCTGTATCTGAGAGAAAGCCACTCTCAAACTCATCCGCCGATGGTACGCCAGGCGAAAAGCGTGACTTGATCTTCGACCATAGTGTACGGATCATCTCAGCCTCTCAGATAGCGGCTAGGCGCAACGCTGAACTGCGACATATCGAAGCCTGCCGCCTCAGCGGTGGCGTAGTCGATGCGGCTCAGCTTGGCGCGGTTGTCGGTGAATGCTGGGCATGGCTTGCTTGGTACGCGAAGCGAAAGCAGTTCATCGACGTAGTAGCTCATGGCTTGTAGCTCTCGGAAGCATATCGTTTGCAATCTCGCACAGGACCATTGGCTGACTTAAATACAACTCCGATATAACCTTTGTCGCCTTTCGGGTTGCTGATTGGGTCAACCATATCCGGCGTTAAGAAACAAATCTCTGCGCCAGTATTGTCAGGGAACGAACCAAGCGCGTACATCATGTCGCGGATCGCCTCAGTCAAGCTACTCATATCCCTGAAGCTAAACAGCGCATCGTATTTAAGCGCCGTGCTCATGCTTTACCCGAATTCAATATTTTGGCAATTATTTCACTGCGGCTCATGGACGCATTGACTTTTGTGACTGGACGCATGTTATGCGAAGTGCGTGCACGCTCAGCAATCACTAGCATGTCATTGCGTACGACTTCTACCGACCGCCATACATCACGCACCAAATCTTTCATCTCTGGACTATTTACGAAATCTCGGTCTGAAATCATGGCTTCACCAGCTTCAGTTGCGCAGCCGTAGCCGCTTTGATTGCTGGAGCCTTGATTGCCTCAAACGAGAAGCGCGGGGCGGTGATGCCGGCGATGTTGTCGCATGGGACAAGGCCTATGAAGTTAAGCTCGCCTTCGTCGTTCGTGGCGCGGATAAATTGAAATCCGGCGAACTCTGGCGATTGCTCTTCGTTGGCGATGTTGTCGATGATGTGCTGGATCAGCTTGAAGGTTGCCTTGTCGTCTCGCGTGAGCTGGTGGCCCATTGGGTTCAGCATCGCGGTTACGTGGTCTTCGTACTTGACGTATTCGCCATCATGGCTAGCCTCAATGTTGGCATCATCGTAATGCTCAACTAATGAGAACCGCTGAATCTTGCTTTGTTCTACTGCTGGGTGTTCGGTTACGGTTTCCATCGCGGATTCCCTTTATTGGTCGTCGCCGTCGTACTTCATCTTGTCGAGCATCGGGCCGTCTTGCGACTTGCCGAAACCCTTGTTGAATTCGTCGTCACCCGAGCTATCAGGCATATTGCCGCCGCTCTTGATGATATCCATGACCATGCTGATGGCGTCGCGGGCGGATGGTACAGGCTTGCCCATTGGTTCGGCGTCTTCGCCTGGCGCTTCTGGCTGTTCAACGCCAACACTCATCTTGCCATTGCCATCAACATAAATGCAGATGGTATAGGGCATTGGGCCGCCGTTACCGCCGTCTTCGCCGCCCGGAGCAGCGCTCATGTCCATTTCAGCCATTTTTCACTTTCTTACGTTATAAAAGAATCCCCGCTTGCATCGTAGATGGGCGGGGACAAATGCTCTTGGAGAAGAGGCGGGGAAATTGAAGTTGATATTGCAGCGCTTTAGGGGGAATCTCGCACGCCCTATTTCTAGGATTGCGCTTCGGACGCCAAAGAAGAGTTGTATGCGTCCACCTTGATGATCTGCTTCCTCAGACCGCGCTAGTGCCACAACATGCGCATTTCTGCGCAAATACCAACACAACTGATTACTGGCGTCCTCACACTGCCGAGTCGGACGAGTCGAACGCCAACCCCACCCCAAAGCCACCGGGAGCAGCTTGCGCTGAGTTGCGCAGCCAATAATCATGTGTCTTGATACTTAGAACTTCAGGCGGCGACAATCCATCAATCGATGATTACCGCCAACCCCAAGTTATGCGCAAATGGTCTAGAAAGGTGTTCATTTCAGGGTTCTGCGCAGCAACGCTAGAATAGCGTGTTTCTGGTTCTAATGCAATTTAATCTGTGTTTCTTAGGCGCTTGGATGCGTTAATTCCTACAGCGAGGTCAATCTCTTCTAATTCGGACATCGCATCAAGTGCATAGCGGCGGTATTCGTTGGCGAATTTAGGTGGCGTGATACCCGTTCCATCGCAGCAGGGGCAAATCTCAGCTTTGAGCGCTGGTGATTTTTCATGCTTGACATACTTCAGCCCGGTACATTCTTTGCACACGTTGTTAAGCCAATAGCGAAGCACCTCAACCGCCACCTTCTCAGGCTTTACGCATGTCGGCCAGTGCTTCGTATCAGCCATGCGCGTAATGTGCTGCTTCCAGCGGTCTACCAGTTGAGGATAACTGGTAGCGTCTAACCCTACCTTTACCCTGATAAGCAGTCCTCCCAATCCGCCAGCGAGCGCCACAGCCTTAATAATGTCTAGCTGGTGGTGATGGGCATCGTCAGCCAAATTACTTGCTTGCGTGGCCCGTGCGTACCGTTCTTGAACTGTTGCGCGCTCTGACATGCTATTCCTTGGTTTCGTTTTGGCTTTGGGCGCGGAGGTTTTTCAATTCCTGTCGCAAGATAGCAAACTTGACGAGGTGGCAGCAGCCGAGAATGGCCGTTGCTATGATCCCGCCAATCATGGATGCATTGACTAAGAAGCCATGCACTATGTCTTGAGATGCAGCCGCGCCAAGTGCGGTTGTAGCCGTCGAGACAGCCACCGCAATCTTAGGGCTTTGGGCCACTTGGCTTACTGCTTCTCTTAAGGTTTCGGGAGCGCTCATGGATTTGTCGTTGAAGTATAAAGTTGATGGCGGCCAGGATAGTTATCCCGAACCACTCTAGTCCAAGGATAATCAGGGTCGTCACGGCTAATCCAAATGATACGGAGAAATTGTACATATCCCAAGCCTGCTATAGTGGTGTTATATAGATCAGGCGGGAGATAGGCGAGATATGCAAACCATCCAATAGCATTAGCTACCATAGCGCAAAGATTTAGGCACTGTAGATGGAAAGAGAGTTTGCCCTTAAGGCAATTTGCAACGACTACTATTATTGCAAAGTCTGCTAATGATGCGAAGCCGTGGTAAAGCAGCATACCAAACGGTGTGTTTTCTACACCTTGAACTGCATGTTGATGAGCGGATTGGATCACCCATATGATGACCCCAATGGTTATTCGATCAAACCATTTTCCACTCATCAGCATTATTTGCTCTTTTTCTTCTTCTCAGTCACAGGAGCATCCTGCGTCGGGCGCTGCTTTCCTCCACCCCCAGATACGTTGTTTTTAGTATTTTTGCTCATTTTATTTTCCATTCCAAAATTTATGATACTTCGCTTTTGCTTCCATATACGCTAAGTGCGCCTGCATTTCTTCTTTAAACGTTCCCAAATAAACACCCTTGCCATTCACGCTTATTTGAGCAACAAAATTTCTTTGCTTTGTAACGCCCGGTAGATATTTATTGTTTGTCCTTAACTGGTTTTGCATGTTCTGCGCTTTTGTCACGCTTCGTAAATTTGCCATTGTATTATCATATGTTACTCTATTTATATGATCCACTGCTTCAGGCCAATAACCGTGCGTCATGAACCACGCTAGTCTATGTATCTTGTATCTTTTGCCATTAAACAAAACATTCTTGTATCCAGCAAAATCTAGCTTGATCCCTGCTTCGTCGCCAACGTGGATAGTCTGCGCCTTACGCTTTTTCCACCGCATCACTCCAGTTTCTGGATCATAGCTAAACCATTCGTGAGCTTCTTCTAAAGTAATCATTGCCGCCTTCCTTAAAGGCTTCATCTGCCCCGCCGCCTTTCGGCGTTAGCGGACACCCTCAACAGGATGCGCGAGACAGATGGAGCCTTGCTGAATTCCAGCCGCTAAACTGGTGCATCAATTGATGCTAGGCAAATTCTACATCATTGGAGCAAACATTGATATATGTGGGAATTGTTCAGGCAACAAAAAACCCACCGAAGTGGGTTTCATGCTTTTTCTAGATCACAAGCCCGCTTTTAGTTGGGATGCCCATCGCGGTACTGCGCTGTGTTTAAAGTGGCGCACCAGATATGAACCTGGCTTACGTGTATCGATCACGCTACCCGAATCCTTTGCAGGAAAACGCGCAGGCAGAGGACTGGTCATTACCCAGCATTACGCCACAGATATCCCAACTGGCATCGAAGGCTCTCCCCTCGGTTTCTTACGTTCGGTTAAGGTGCAGTTACGGCCAAAACCAGCAAGGATATCTGTGGTGTCTCTTGCGAGACAATCCGGTTACGATTATCCGGAGCATGTCTTGGTGCTGATATTGTCCTCCGAAGGGGAGGCTTAGCCCATGCCGACTTCTTCACTGCTTCTATTCTTCGATCATCACAGCATCCTTAAGAGACATGTGCTACACATCATCGGGCTGGTCGCTACGCCAGCTAGGATCGCTTGACCGAGGGCCTTTTTCTACCGGGAGGTATTTCAAGACTACTACCCGATAGGCGCGTCTGCTTTCCGTGCTGCCGATGATGTCTAGTGGCTCTTTTCGTGAGCCATTCGGCATGACGGCAGGATATCGCCTGACACATGCTCCCTCTTTCGGCCGGGCTTAATTGCCCGGAGCTCTAGAAATCCCTACCGTGTCGCGCAGAGCTC